ATGAGTATTATGGATATTCGGACGAATATGTTTTTCCGGAACACCAGCGGCTTTTCGTGCAGCAACAACTGCTGGGTCTTGTGGTCCTTTTTCTTTCTGGGCAAGGACTTCACTCATGGACTGTGGACCTCGACCTTTTGCTTCTTCCTTTGGGTGCAAAGCATTCATCACATTAGTGGTGTTAGACCAAGGTTTCTTGGTCTGTTTCTCTCGCAATCCCAACCCCTCTTGTTGGTCAGTTGCTTTCTTCTGCCAAGGCAGTTGCATTTCTGGGTTCTTGACTGGAGGCAACATTTGTTCATCCGACCCTGGGACGGCAGTTTGTACTTTTCTTCCTGCCTTATTGAATGACTGTCCGCGAAATCCCTTCAGGTCAAGTTTACCTGGAACACCTGGCTTACCTGGTTTCTGCAAGGGCTTGGTCTTATCGAACTTAGCAAGTCCTGACCCTGACCCACCACTGCCCACTTGCTTTGGTGCACCGAACTTGATTTGCGGATTGTCTTGCACTTTGGTCGTATCATTCGTACCCTCACCGACCGTGACCTCTTTGGGTTCGAGTGGAAGTGCTTGGGGTCTTGCATACCTTTTACCCCGTTTAGAATTCTTGTTACCACGGTCTAAACTGCCATTCCCTGCAGGTCGATTTTCATCTCGCTTAGATAACTTACCTCCACGATTAAGTGGATTATCTCTTGCATTCGAGACACCCTGGTCAGATTGCTTAACGAACTGACCTCCACCTTTTCCACCTTTGCGATGATAAGGATTACCTTTTGAGATTGGCATTACACACCTCCGGGATTGTTCATGTCTATCGGAGCAGGAGCAGCATCGTCAATCTTGCTCTGTGCTGTTGCTTCGTCTTCACCAAAATTCCTCATTCTGAATTCTACCTTGCTCATAATATTGGTGGTGACCAGTCGCAGGTCCTGGGTGAATTGCGCATCTTTGTCCACAATCACACTGTCGTCAAAATCAAAGTTGACATTGTAAGTGCCCTTGGGTGCAAGGTCATTCAATGTCGTCCAGATGTCCATTGCATAAATCAAATCTTTCAACGCATTGCCGAGGTTCTTCTGGGTATCGGTTATCGTTGCATAAGACCTTTGCTGGGCAATCTTCAATTCGGTCGCGGTCTTGTCCACTGTAGCAGGATTGGAAATCGTACCGTATGCAAGTCCGCAGTTGAACTCAACCCTTCTGAGGATGGAGTCGAGACCGTTCAGAATGCTCTGCTCACGAATGTCTGGTGACCATTCTTCAAAGAATGAGTCCTTGCTTAGGTCTGAGATACCAGTCAAGGTCTTGTACAACCGTTTGTTTGGCAGGATAGGTTTGCCGCTCTTGTCCTTGTCAAACGCATCTCGGTCTACATACAGTGCCCTCTTGCTTGACTCGAACTCCCACATCAACCCACTCCACTGCTCATCTGCCTCTCGTATCAAATCGACTGCCCTGGAAAAGCATGAGACACCGAGCGGTGAAGCAGGGTCGATATTATTCGCTTGAGGGTTTTTGAAGTAGCCGAACAAAGGTTTGCTTATTCCTGTGATGGTCGCTTCTTCTTGCAAGTCCTTCCAAGCAGGGACATCGGTCAATGGGCACTTTGTCCCAAGCACATTCTGCGTATACTGATTACTTGACACACCTGCAGCACGGAATGCCTGGTTCTTTATCGTATACTGACCGTTGTCAAATGAATGGAACTCAAGTCGAGTGAATGTGTTACTTCCAATTGTTCGTTGGTCAGCAAAGACGCATGCAGTTATCTTCCCACTCGCATCAAAGTTGACCGGATAGAACTGGTCTGCTTGGATGAAGTCCACTGCAATCTGGTCGCCCTCAACATAGGGTTTCATCATCAATCCGCCCTTTGCCACACCATATTCGACCTGACGGCGAAGTTTCTCCTGGACAGGGGCAAGTTGCTCTGCTAAGAATTCGGCCCTGGGTCCTTGCCCTTCCAGTTTTATCTTCATCTCAATCGTGACTGCTCGAGCAATCTCGGCTGAAATTGCAGCAGGTAGATGCAAGGTCCTGAGTGTATCGTCCTTCAGCAACCAAGGTGCTCGGTTGATGTACATCAGTGACCAGTCCCGCAAAGCGACGAGCATTGGAGCACTAATCGCAATATCCACATTTGCGGCTTGTTTTATATCAGACTGATTAATCATAAGTTTGCTCCATATACTTTTTAGCCATTCCATTATCCTGGTAAACATTGCTATTGCCCTCTTCGTTTCCAGATGAGATTTGTTGCATACCTGGTAGCGTCAATAAAGTGGTTGTTCGCATCAGGATAAGATGATATGTAATTGCCATCCTTGTCCTGTTCCAATTCATAATCCAAGAACTCTTGAGCACTCTCTGGGCAACGAACATTATCAATGACGATTGCATTCAACGACTGCAACCACTTCATAGAATACTTGACACTTTCTGGTCCCTTCTCGGCACCTCGAATGCTTGCTCCGTAATCTCGGAAATCAGCGACCGACTTTGGTTCTGCACTGTCTGCAATCACCATGTCCTGGACGCTGAACTTCTTCTTCTTGATTAGTGCTTCATATACATCCTTGTTGCCCATCTTCTGGGCTTTATACTCATCGAATATGTACAGTGTTCGCTTTGCAGCATTGAAGTATGTCTTAACGAATGCAAATGGGTCTGGATAAAATCCCCAGTCAATACCTGGAAGAATGCGGTCGAACTGTGCAATTTCAGCAGGGGTTATTGCTCGTATCTGGACATTCTCGAATACTTGTCCACCCGCTCCATTCACAACTCCCATGTACTCATGGTCGAAGGCAGATGGGTTGACTAACTTAAGATGCTCTGCTTCATCCAAGAATACTTGCCCCAACCACTCCTTGGGCACTGTTGTGTAATCTGACTTGTGTTGATATTGGGACTCTTTCGGGATTTGCACATACTTGTTTACCCAGTTGCCACTTGTCCTGGGTGGGTTGAACGATTTGAATATCCAAGCAAGGTCACCACCACGAATTGCTGATTGCTCAATCTTACGAACTGCCTCAGGTCCATGGAACTGGTCTAACTCTTCGAACCATAGGATTGCAATATATCCAAAGGCGGGTTTGATTGATTTTATTTTCCCTGCATCATCTGCCCCTCGAAAGTAGATTTTCTGATGAGTAGGCAGGTATTCCATTTCAAGTGGGCTAGTTGTACATTTCCATTTGTCTGCTTGTCCTAATTCTTCAATTGCCCATCGCAGTTGTGCATAAATACTATCTCGCATAGTATTAGCAACTTGCCGTAATCCAACCATATGAATTTCTGGATAGGTCTGTATTAATTCTATACAGATTAAACTTATGAATGAGGACTTAGTGCTACCTCTTCCCCCAAACTCAACATATTCTGTATGCCGTTTTGCCTTAATGTCTCGATAATCATTGACAAAGTCTGGAGCAAGCATGTCAGCAGGAATTCGTACCGGTGCTTCGGTCGTTGTCGCATTGGTCGTCATATCAATCCTGGTCGACCTGGCACCTTGCTCTTTGGCGATGTCTTCCAGTAATCCACGCAGTTGAATGAACTCTTGATGGTTGAAGTCCTTATAATCGAAGGTCAAGAATTGTGGACCAGACCCTAACCCCTTGATGTTGTCCAACCAGACCTTTTCTTTATCTGGTTCGTCGTGCAACAGGTCGCGAATTAATCTAGCAGCGAGTGCTTTGAGAACTTTTATCCGTTCTTCCTTTTTTGCTAACCCCTCTGACCAACCCTCTAATTCCGATTGCTGAGCAAGTTGTGCATGTTTGATAGACATCTTCTTTCTATAATAAGTACAAGCCGCGTCACTAATCTTAAAGGGTGGATGGTAACGGGCAGCGGCTTTGTTTATCTCGGCTGAAGTCAAACCATCTGCTAGCAAGGAAAGGAAGAAAATTTTCTGAGCGGCAGATAGTCGATGTTTTTTCTGGTTGGTTTTGTTTGGTCTAGGCATTAGCAGAATTCCACAACACTAAGTTAATTATACATCCCTTCCTCCCCCCTGGAACGGTCATAACCCTGCTGGCAGTGGAAATTCTACAGTGGCATTGGTTGACCATTTTTGCATAACTTTTTTATAGTAAAATTTTCTCATGGGAAAGTTATGTAAAAAGCATCAACTAATATCACTGAAGCAAAATGGCTAATTTCTATAAGTTTTGCAGTCTGTATTATTTTGGGTGGTTTCAGTCAACAGAGTTTATCCCATTTACTTTTGTTTATAACTAAAGTACAATTCCTTCATTCCAAAACATAACATAAATCATAGGAGCAAATATGTCGACTATAGCAATAGAAAGTATACTGTCTTTAGCATCAAAAGGGTTTAGAATGCACCCTCTGCAAGTAAAAGATAAGGTACCTGTCGTCAAAGGTTGGGAGGTCAAAGCGACATGCGACCCCAATATGATTAGGCAATGGTTCGCAATCCATCGCAATTGTAACTGGGGTCTTGCAACGGGGCATGAGTCAAATGTGTTCGTTGTGGACATAGATGTAAAAGCGAGTGGGGATAAGACTTGGAAGAAGTTACTTAAGTTGAATGGACCAGTTGAGACCGTTCAGGTACGGACTGGCAGTGGGGGAATGCACTATTATTTTCAGTACCCAAAATCTATCGACATCCGAAATTCAGCGAGCAAGGTCGGCAAAGGAATAGACATTCGAGGCGAAGGTGGACAAGTAGTTATCCCGCCCTCCATCCATCCGAACGGCACCCCATATTCCTGGGAACCTCGGCATAGTCCAGATGATTTACACCCTGCCAAAGCACCCAAGTGGTTGCTTCAACTTATAAAAGAAGGTCAAGCAAAAATAACCGATGCAATCCCTGGAGGTCCGGTCGAGAAGGGTGATAGGAACAATCAAATCTTCTACCATGCCCTTGCCCTCGCAGAACAAAAAGCGGAAAAGTCCTTTGCACTCACTGTTATGCGGGATTGGGTACGGGAGCAAGGGGAAGATGTGCCAGATGATGAGATAATCGCGACGGTCAACAAGGTGTATGAGTATAATGAGGAACGGAAACAAAAACACACTGCCCATGAGTTGACCGATTATGGGAACGCTCAAAGGATACTTGCCCGCTCCGGGAAGATAATGAAATACGTCGTCCCGATTGGATGGCATATATGGGATGGCAGGTGTTGGGCACCGGACTTGGAAGAGTTGCAAGTCAGAAAGATTGCGGCTGACACAATCTCAGAATTCGAGGAAGAGTTGAAGCAACAACTCATGGCGGCAACTGACCGGAATGTGGCGAACGCGATTTTGAAACAACTGCAATTCGCCGTGAACTCCCACAACATCGGGAAGATAACCGCGGCAGTTGAGTCCTGCAAATATGACCCACGAGTTTTTGCTTTGGCTTCGAGTATGGATGATGAGAGGAGCACTTACCTGCTCAATTGCTTGAATGGAACATTAGACCTCCGAACCTGTGAACTTAAACCCCATGACCCAGACCTGTTAATCACTAAACTTGCGCCGGTCGAATATGACCCAAAGGCAAAGTGTCCAACATTCTTGCAAACTATGCACTATGCTTTTGGCAAGGATAAAGAGATGGTGCAGTTTGTGCAAAGAGCCCTGGGTTACTCACTCTCTGCCTCATTGAATGAACAATGCTTCTTTATATGCTATGGTCCAAAGGGGGCGAATGGCAAGACGACAATACTTGAAGCGGTCCAAACAATCCTGGGGGAAGGGATTTATGCAAAGACATCCTCTGCCAATACGATAACTTCTTCGGCACGGTCCGGGGATGGAATGACACAATCCTCACTCGCAGCATTGCGCAAAATCCGTTTCGCATCTGTCAATGAGTTTTCTGCATCCGCTACATTGGATGAGGAGTTATTGAAAAGACTTACCGGTGGTGACTCAATCGAGGCAAGGTACTTATACAAGGAGGTATTTACATTCAAACCCTGTTTCAAAATCTGGATACGAGCGAACAACGAACCGAACATCAAAGAAGTCGGTGAAGCATTTTGGAGACGGTTGGTCGAGATACCATTCGAGTTCCAGATACCTGAAGAAAAACGAATAGGTCCGACGGAAATCTCCCTGGCATTGCAGTCGGAGTCAAAAGGAATTCTGGCATGGATGGTCGAAGGGTTCCAAGACTGGTGGAAGAACGGCGGACTGCGTAAACCAGAAAAGGTAAAAGCCGCAGGTCTTCAATACCGGAAGGATGCCGATGTGTTCGAACAATTTTTATCAGAGAATACAGTGGAGGAGGTCGATGGATATGTGTCAAGGAAAGAGTTGTACAACTCGTTCAGGAACTGGTGTTATGGGCAGGGGATTAAATATGTCATGACACACCGAAAGTTCTCGGATGGGATAGCAAATAAGTTAGACCAGCACAAACAATTAAAACAAGGCACTGTCCCTATCTGGCGAGGAATTACTTTGACCAGTGAAGCACAGATGGATATGATGGCACAATAGGAGAATAAAATGCACATCGTCGTTTTTACCCCACAAACCGGTCAGGATTTGCAAGCACAAGTGAATATGTTTTTGAATAGTATGGGTCCTAACCTGATGATTGTCTCGACCGACCTGGTAATCAATCCAAGTGGGTTCGTGACTTATGTGATTATATATAGAGCATAGGAGAATAGATGAGTAAAAACTTTCGTGACCCCGTTTCCCGTTTGCCGTTCCGCTCAAACCCCAACCCCCTGCCGGATGCAATCTGGTGTTCGGCACCTACTCTGATTGCCCTAGTGAAGAAGTTGGAAGAGTTTAAGGTCTTACAGCCTGAAACAACTCCGACTGCTTTCGAGAAGAACACTATAATGGGTGTGGAAGTCCAGACCAAGATACACATTCCATTCGGTCTCTTACTCATGACCAGAAACGGTCAAATCATTCATACAGTAGACATCAGTCAGAAGGAGAAAAATGACAACGAAGTTAAAACAACTGCCTAGGTTATTCTTTGACATCGAGACGGTCGCAATGAAGAACGTGGAAAAATTCCTGCCAGAACCTAAGGTGGACAAACGCCTGAAGGACCAAGAGCAAGCAAGGGCAGACAAGATTGCCGAGATGGTCGAGCGTGCTCCATTGGATGCAGACCTGGCAACTGTCAAACTGATAAGCATGCAGATTGGTACGGCTGGTCTCCCGATTATCGCTTTGTGTACAAGCAAGAAGTACACCAAAGCCCAGAAGGAAAAACTTTCTGCCTTGGTACCGGACAACCGGTTGATGATAGGCAGTGAAAAAGAAATCATCACTCGTTTCTGGGAAGGTCTCAACATGACGAATGGTTGCTCGGTCGGTTACAACACGATGGGGTTCGACTTCCCCTTCATCATGCGTAGGTCGATGGACTTGGGCATTCGTCCTGGGATTACTCCAAACCTGGCGAAATATCGGACGGAACCGACAACGGACCTCATGGGAATTCTCTTTAACTGGTCATGGGGTGAGAATATCAAGAAACTCAAATGGATAGCAAGTCGTTACAACTTGGAAGTCCTTGCCCCTGAGGTCGATGGCGCGATGGTCGCGGATATGACCGACGAAGAGTTGATTACTTATGGACTTAGCGACCTGCATATCACCGTTCAGTTGTACGAGCGAATGAACGGAATATATTTCAATCACTTAGGAGAATAGTAATGGGTACAGCATTTCAATGCGACCGATGTGGACAATTATTCGGAGTACAGCCTTCTTCTCATATAACCCTTAGTGGAAGAAATAACATGGGTCTGACAACACGGTCAGAGAATAAACAATCCCTGATTAATCTAGAAGTAGACTTGTGTGAAAAATGTACTCAAGACTTCAATCATTTTTGGCGGTCAATTGTCAGACCAGTGAAACCAAAGATAGTCTGAGACCTTCACAGACCTGTCCGAAAACCGCCGTATAATTGTGCTCATAGGAGGCAAAATGTTCACTGTAATAGAAGCACTGTACTGGTATAAGATAGGCACCGCTGAGCAGAAAGAGACCGCAAGAAATTATCTTATTGGTCTCGAGGACAAGGTCAGATTTTATGAGACCCAAGAGTCGAACAAAGCGGCAGCAGTGGAAATGGACGGGTGTCGAGGCTGTGAATTTTTTATGCACGGTCTCGCGCAAGGTAACAAAACTGGAGTTCCTGCTTGCAATCACCCAAGGAACATTCAACCTGGAGTACGGAATTTTCAACGACAGAAACCATTGAGCACACGATTTTTTCCGACTCCACCTGCTTGGTGCAAAATAGGAGGTAGTGATGTTAAGGAATAAAGTAGTGAAGTTCGTTGAAAAACCCGGGGGATGTGAGTTAAACATCATGGGCGAAGGGTTCGATGAAGTGCATGAGGATGAAGCACAGGTCAAGATTGCCGCACTTCGTTGGGCTGTAAAGATGGCAGTAAGTGAATTGAAACGAGAAGGTTTGACCTTGGGCAACATCCTGCTTGGTCTGAGTATACAGGAAAAACCAGAAGGCATTGACCTGGACAAAGCATTATCCGACCGGATAAAGTCCCTTCGTAAGAAATTAGAAGAAGACCAACCGTCGAACCTGGACATGGATGCGCTTCGGTACGGTCTCGACCATGGAACTGCAACTTCCGACCCTCGCAATGCTTCAGCCAATGTCCTGGATATGGTCGTCAATGCAGCAGTGGAAAAAGCAGGAGCCAAGGAATTGGAAGAGCACCCGGAAATCGAAGCAATGATGCGAGACCCAAACATGACCCCTGCTGACTTTGCTCGCTTCTTGAATTCCCTGCACCCAGAAGGTCCTCAAGTTTTCAGCGATGACTTCCTTGCTAAACTCGATGCAAAGCAGAAGGCACGGGATGAGTTATTGAAGAGAATTGCCGAAGCACAAAAACGTTCTTCTCAGGAAACAACAAACAATGAGCAAACCCCAGATGATGAGGACTTGCGACCCATCGAGGTAGGATAACATGCAAAAAGAATGTGCGAGATGTCATGAGAAGAAAGAACTGAACACCACCTACTTCCCGCACAACTCCAAGTCCAAGGATGGGTTCGATGGTCGGTGCAAAGCCTGCTGGAAACTTATCTCGCAGGAAAAGACAAGGAAGAAGCATTCAGGTGAAGGAGGTGATAGGGTCGCACGAGAACAGAAGGTCACTCAGGACAAAGTACGGGCTAATGCAAAGGTCAAGGCGTACGACCTGGTGCGAAAGCCGAAAGCCGAAGTGGTTCCGAACGATGTCCAGATAGTCCCCGTCCAGAGATACACAGATTTGCCAAAGGACACGACTTTCTGGGTGACCGATGATACTCTGACCGAAGCGATAGAAAGTTATGTCAAGAAATTCGGTGTTCGTCCGCAGGTGGTTTTTACCCCAGCAAAATTCTATCTCGAACTCCCTGCTGACCAAGATAAGGCGAAGTTGAATAAGGTCGATACCGTCGGAACAAAGGCGGATAAACCTGCTAAGGCAGGAAAAAAGATAAGGAGAAAATAAAATGTATTGCAAAGACCTCAAAGTTGGTACGAAAGTAGTTCCAGTAATTCGCACGACAAGTGAAGGTGCCTTGTCCACGAGCAAGGAATGGAAAATCGCTCAAGAGAAAGGTCAGAAGTTCTTGTACCTGGTCAAGGTCATTGAAGCAGGCGGAAAGAAACCCATTTACATTTGTGCGGTCTCGAAGGATGCCAAGTCAGGTGACCGGTTCAATTCCATCGACCTGCGGTCCACGACCTGGAAAGGTTGGGACTCTCGCAAGGAAGGTGCCAAGCACATCACGATGGCAGAAATAAAGAAACGTGCCGAGGCGAAAAAACTCGCCGCGAAGAAAGCACCCAAGAAAGTCGCCAAGAAATCGCTTGCCAAGAAAGTCGCAGTGAAGAAACCTGCAGTTAAGGCAGATGTGGTCGATATGACCCAAGCACATCCATTTCCTGCCAACTCGTAAGCCCTGGGATTGGGAAAGGGAGAGTACAGATAAAGGACGAATAAATAAACTGTACCCTCCTGGAACTGTTTGGAAAGAAAAGAAGGAAGGGGAGTAGTAATACTCCCCGAGCAATTATCGAAATTTTATAAGGAGGTGTGATGTGGCAGTAATAATAATAGACGGACCAGAGAAGGCTGGGAAAACAACCCTTGCGAACGTGCTTATGAAGTCATTGACTGCCCTGGGTGGGAATGTCAAGATAACAAAGCAGTCCGGTCGTGCACTTCCAGATGAGACCGTATACTTCAAACAGTTGATGGAAGATGTCTCTCGACCGATAGACCAACGATTGGTAATCTGGGACAGGTCTTGGGCGAGTGAATATGTATATGGTAAACTCCTGCACCAGAACCGTCCAATGGCGAAAGACCCGTTCAAGGGTGAGTTCGTCCTGGGTAATCTTGCACAAGCGAATGGTATTCGTATCATGCTTGCAGGTCCAGCGGCTACAATCTTAAACGTTCGCCGGGATAGCACCGACCTGGATGTTGACCCGGCTGATGAGCAGGAGTTGTTCATTGAGTATGCTCGCAGGTTTGGATGGACAATTCTCCATCCTGAAAGCACTTGGAAAGATGCCGAAGGAATGACCGCCTTTGTCATTGGTGAGTTGACCCGTTGTGTTCCCCCAAAGTTTACAGCACTTCCCCCGCATTATTATGGAAAGATGGATGCTGAGACTATTATAGTGACCTCAAAATCTCATGCTAAAATAGGAATTGGAATAGGTGAGTCAATGGCAATGAAGGTCGGTTGGGTTTACCCTCATCTATGTCCACCACCTGCCCTTCGGCATGCCAAGACCTTGGTGGTGTATGATGCCAAGGCACTTCGATGGGTGCAGAACTATGTCTTAGAGGAAGGAGGCAATCAGGAACTAATCAACAATGTAGGTAACACATCTCATAACATCAATCAGATAATCTCTCATAGAAAAGGATAACATCATGGCAACTGCCAAAAAGCCGGTTCGCAGGTCTCCGGCAACTAAAACCCCTGCAAAGAAAAATACCTCCACTGCCATTCAGCCGTTCAATGGAATGGTCGAAGAAGTGGAAGAGACTGCAGTCTCGAAGAACGCACTCTCGGTTTACTCTGACAAGCCTTTGCTTGATGGCACTGACTTGTTCATCCCCCGACTTCGCCTTGCTCAAGGTCTCACACAGGAAGTGCAGAACGGTGAAGCAAAACCCGGTCAATGGCTTATTCTTGGAACAGAACCGGCAGCAGAAGTTACTGTTGTCCCTGTCCTTATGACTCGCCGTCGGGAACTTCGCGACCCCGATACTCGCACGACCGTCTGTCGGTCTGGTGATGCAATCACTGGGGTTGGTAACCCTGGTGGGGATTGCGCAACCTGCCCGATGTCAATGTGGGTCAAGAGCACGAAGAAGGGTGGAAAGAACTCTGCACCCCCATGCTCCTTCCTTTATTCTTACATGGTCTACATCGTCGAAGCAAAGACCATGGCAATCCTGGAATTCTCCCGGACAAGCATCTTGACCGGCAAGATGCTCAACACCATGATTATGCAGAAGGGTATTGGAGCCTTCGCCGTTCGTCTTGGTGCGGTCAGCAAACAAGGTCCTAAGGGAACGTTCTACTCGCCCACCATTTCCGCTACCAACGTAAAAGTGGAAGAACTGAAACGGGCTTTAGCCGAAGCCGAAGCAGTCAAATAGTTTTCAAAGGTCTGGTCTAATCGTGACGGTTGGTAACCGTGTTATCCATGCTCCTTACCTCCTGGGATAACTCGACGATAGACCGGACCTTAACTTCTATAGGAGCATGAAATGAAAACAATAACTCACCCCGTAGTTCGATTAATAACCTATACCCAGAACCCTCGCAAGGTCGTGGCAATTGCAGCACGAATGACCTACTCGCCGAGGAGTGTTGAGACCTTGACTGAGAACATCACCGAGGAAGAAATCCATGCCTCGGTCAATGCCATTCTCGAACGAAGGCATTTCTCCGTGCTTAGACATGTGACCTACACTTTCACGGTCTCTGGTGTATCTCGAGCACTCTCGCACCAATTGGTCCGCCACACTGTTGGGCACTCGTTCGAACAAAGGTCCCAGCATTATCGTACGGAAAAGAACCCGAGTTTTGTTCTCCCCGGTACAATTGCCGAAGTTCCAGTTGCTTTAAGTTTATATCAACAAGCACTGGAAAACTCGCAGGAAGTATATGAAAGCCTGTTAGAGTGTGAAGTGCCAAAAGAGGATGCAAGGTTTGTCTTACCCAATGCGACCGAGACCCAACTCATCTGGACTGCGAACCTCGAAGCATTGCTGAACTTCATCCAGACCCGAGCATGCCGAGTGAACACTGCTGAGATAATCTCAGTGGCAATCCAAGTAAGGTCGGCAGTTTGCAGCACGTTCCCTGAGATGATACCTTACCTCGGACCGACTTGCTTCACTCGTGGCATGTGCTTTGAAGGGGACAAGTATTATAAGGTCTGCAATCGTCCCTGGAAAACTCCTACAGTCCTGTGGCGACCTGATTTTCCAAAGGTCATGGAAATGATTGGGGTAAATATTAAAGATGGGGTGCAGATTACGGAAATAAAAATCACCAAGAACTCTGAGACCAAGTTGGAATACTCCCCGAACCAAGAGTCAAAATGAAGAAAATTCTTTTTGCTAATGGCAAACAGGTCGGAACGGTTATTGGTGATACACTCTATAAAGAAATTCGTGGGTCAAGACACATCCTGCGAAATGGTCCATCACTCTGCAATGATATTCAACTACTCGATGATGCAGAGAAGGCAGGCGCGAAGTTTGTTCAAATATATGATATAGAAAGTTGTGACTTTTATTGTGTAGCAATCGAGACTATCCGGGAAGAAGGTAAACGGATAGATTATGACTATGGTGTACAACTTGCCCTGCCACTTTTCAAATGGGCAAGAAGCCTGAAGGAGGCAAAGACATGGCTAAGCACAAAGAAAAACCACCGGTCGAATGGAAGATAACTGTCGATGGGATAGTTCCTCTTCGAGACCCAGTGACGGCATGCAATCAGTTGGGTAAGGATAAGGTCATTGGTGTTGACCTGGAAACCACCGGTCTTTCACCCTGGAAGAACGATATCGCTTTGATACAACTCTATGGGGAGCAAACCGGGACCTTGGCAGTGTTGCAAGTCCGGAACGGTGAACTCCCTGTTTGCATATCACATCTTCTTGCATCAGGCAAGAAGTTTATTGTTCATAATGGTGTGGGGTTTGATTTACTATTTTTAGACCAGCAGATGGTCGATTGGAAACGGAGCACTTGGCATGATACCCTCGTTGGAGAAACCCTTTTGGCGACAAGTGGGCGAAGAGACGTACGTAAGAATTTACAATCTTCTCTTCGTCGTAGACTGGGCAAAGAAATCGATAAGGATATTGAGCATGGTCACTGGGGAGACAATAACCTTACAGATGAGCAAATAAAATATGCAGCACAGGATGTGATAAGTCTTCCTGCATTGTACCGGTCTCAATTGGAAAAAGGAAAAGAAAGTAAGCAGGATGAAGCATTGCAGATGGAAATGGACCTGGTGCCTATCGTAGTTCAAATGACCGCGAATGGTCTTCCATGCACGAAGAAAAGAATGCAGGAATATATAGTCAAGCAGAAAGATGAGATTGAAGCATCGGGTAAACGGTTGCATAAACTGTTCGGCAGTATCAACTTCAGGTCTACCAAACAACTGCAAGAGGCATTGGCTAAACAAGGAATTCAGGTAAGGAGCACGAATAAAGAAACGCTTCTGGAAATATCCCAGTTTGGTGGGAAGGCAGGGAAGATTGTTGACGACCTCATGCAGTGGAAACATGGGGACCAGAGAATAAAAATGTATAACGAGGAGTGGATGGATGAGCATATTATCAATGGGCGAGTTCACCCGCACTTTTGGCAGTGTTCCGCAGATACAACTCGTTTTACTTGCTCGAACCCAAACCTCCAGCAAATCCCCAAGGATAGTCGCAGTGATATTATTGGTGGACTTGAAGGATGGCGAATGGTCTCTTGTGATTATTCGCAGATTGAAGTGAGGATTGCAGCATTTATTGCGCACGATGCAGTCTTGATGAAGTTGCTTGAGAAAGGTGATGTTCATACTGCGGTCGCGGCAGCAGTCTTCCAGTGCAAAGAGACAGATGTAACCCCTAAGCAAAGGAAACTTGCTAAGGCAATGACCTTCCTGTTATTGTTCGGTGGAGGGGTGTCAGGATTTTATAACTACGTGACCATGAGTGGTGGACAGATTACTGAAGAGGAAGCGGGAAAGTACGTGACCCAATTCTTTGCGACCTTCTCAGGACTTAGGGCAATGAGAGAGTATGCAGAGAACCTGTCAAGGAAGTATGGTCCGGTCTTCATCAGGTTGCCCAATGGGTCTCGGAGAATGTTGGTCGGATGGAATAAAAAGTCCACAACCATATTGAACACCATGGTGCAAGGAACGGCAGCAGTGGGGATTAAATACGGGATGCTTGAAGCCGATGCACAAGGTCTGACAAAATATCTTGGCGGTCAAATTCACGACGAACTTCTTGCGACTGTTCCAATGAAAGAGGCGAAGGAATATGGCAGGGAATTGGAACAAGCAATGGTCAAGGGAATGAAAAGAATTCTCACATCCTCACTCGTAAAAGCAGAAGTCAAAATAGGAAAGGATTGGTTGGCATGAGTCACTATGATGCAGTAGGTGCAATGCACAAACACTTTGGTCTGCCATCGACAAATGATATTGATGTCCCTCATTTGATTGATGCAGATGTGATAAATTTCCGGTTGAAATTCCTGCGAGAAGAACTGGCAGAACTCCAGAAGGCATACAAGGAAGAAGACCTGGTGGAAATTGCAGATGCTTTGGTCGACATCGTTGTGGTGGCAATGGGCACTGCGCATCTTCACAACCTGCCATTCGACCGGATATTCGAGGAAGTAATGGAGACCAATATGAAGAAGGTTCGAGTGATAGACCAGTCTCAATCCAAACGTGGGTCAGGTCTCGACCTTGCTAAACCTGCCGGGTGGAAACCACCGATGATTGGTCGCATCCTGGCGAAGTTCGGATGGGTCAAGCATGCAAAGGAAGAAAAGTGGGAGACTGATAAACTCCTGTAAAATTGGCTATGTACATTTAACGGGTTTGTGATATAATTATATTGAAGTTAGGTTCAGCACTTTAACAAAAGAATAACGCAGACAGACCGGACGAGACCTGAGTATGCACGTAGGTTCACTCCGAAGGCAGGCGGTCCGGTTGAGTCTCCAAGACGAATACATAATTTCCCGGTAGCAGGCGAGCGAATGAAATTAATTTGCGAAGACCCATGCAGCGAAAGATTTTATTTTGCGATAACCCCGGACGAAGACAGAGAAGTCCTCCACTTCTCTTCCTCTTAGAGTTTGTAACTACACTGAATAATGAATAAATTTGAGATGCCATTCACTTACTACTTGTGAAGACACCAAGGTTCAAACCACTTTCGTAACTCGGCAGGTTACAAACTCTAAGAGGTCTCTTTCAAGACCTCATTCACATGGAGGTGAATTATGTCTGAAACTTTTGTAGTAAACGGGTCTGTAACTGATGTCGAACTTCGAGACCCAAAATATCCAAACATAAAAGTTCGTTTGGATGAGTGTGATGGGAATGCTTTTTCAATACTTGGTGTTGTTACAAAAGCATTGAAAGAGAATGGGGTGAGTACGGAAGAACGAAGTCAGTTCATGACCGAGGCAGTCGCAGGAAATTACGACCATCTTCTTGCAGTCTGCATGTCCTGGGTAAACACTTGGGACTTGGAAGAGCAATAAAATTCGTTGAACCACACATCTGCAGTTTAGGAAACTAGACTGCAGGCAGGGTTGTTCAACCCAATTCACATGGAGGTGAATAATGAACGGACTAATTAGATGGAACCTGGCAGAAGTCGAAAAACTTGTTGAGTTAACTCACTATGCCAAAGTGCACAACAAGATGTTTGGTCACCGCAAAGAAATCCCTGGTCTTATCCTGGTGAAAGACCAAGGGATTTATCTTATCTCCACCAAGACCTATCCTAAAGGAAAGTCACCTGCAACAGAGGGTGAAGTTCTTTATGCGAAGGGTTTTGGTCCGGATGCTGACTGGGATAAAGTCCAGTCTGCAGCAGGTGGTGATGACTTTGCGGAATTACTTCCACTGACTGACTTGGATAAAATCATCAACACCTTGAAAGACCAGAAGATTGATTTGAACCAAGCACGCTTGGTGGTTGAATTCTCTGACCGCTGTTTCAAGATTGGAGTAGGGGTCAAGAAGTGAGTTGAATGCACATCTGTCCATCAGGAGACTGGTGGACAGTCAGGGTAATTCAACCCAATGCTATGGAGGCATGAATGATTACAAGAGGTTGTATCCAAGAAGAACGTCGTGACGCAAGAGAGTACAAAAACCCGTACCCCCATGGTTCATATCTTTGGGCAAGGGCATATTGGAGATACTTGACCTTGAGTGAAATAAAGGCATATATGATTGCTGACATCAAACAAGGTCGGTATCCAGTAGACATCACTGTAAAAGAACACATCATTGCAACTGCTCTGCAAAGTGAATATGAAACTATTCACGACCTATGAGTTGAGCAACACATTTGCCCATTAAGAAATTAGTGGGCAAGCAGGGTCGTTCAACCCATTCACTGGAGGTGAATAATGAAACAGAATGAAGAGTACATCAAGTTCATCAAGGACAACGAGTTGGATAAAGAACCATGTTACGGTTTTTATGATTGGTTCTGTACTAACAAAGCACTGCCTGCTCGAAGTCGCCGATTGATGCGGAAAATGTTGGAAGTCTTTGATGCCAACAAGGTTGGTCATGTGTTTGACCAGTCTAAAATCAAGGTCTTCTTCAAGAACAACTGCCCGTGTGTTGGTAAGTTGTATGATGACTTCCGTATCTGTGACAAAGAGACTGGTGAAGTTTTATTCACCATTGTCCCTGCATCTGGTTTTGACCGAAACTTTGGTCAACCTGAATTGTGGGCACGAATAAAAGACAGTGAGAAGATGGCGGAAATAAGAGTCAATGAATGGTCTGAAGTTGTGGAGTGGTTCAAAGAAGATTGACCCTCACATCCGTTCTCGAGCAAGTCTCGTAGGTTGCTAGCAATCACAGACTTATGACTCGAGAACGGTCAGGGATGGTTCAATCCCAATGGAGGTAATAATGTCTGACAATATTTTTGGTGAACGTTTTATGTCCGTTCGTCAACCGGCTTGGCATGGTCTGGGAACTGTTATCCAGAAGGCAGTCAAGCCAAGTCTCGCAGTCAAGAAATTCCATCTTGATTACGAAGTCGGAACATACCCAATGGTTGCAATCGTCGGGAAGAAACAAGTCAAGACCGACAAGGTCGCAATCATGCGGTCTCCCACTGCTGAAGATAAACAGTGGAGACTGTTTGGGACGGCTGGCGGGAAGTACGAGATTGTCCAGAATAAGGACCTCGCAAATATCATGGACACAATCCACGAAGTCTGGGGGTTGGAGACCATGGGTGCGATTGACCTTGGCAAGACAATCTTCATGACCTTCAAGACTGGTGACCAAGACATTGAAGGTGACCAGATTAAAGGTTACTTCCTCGTGACGGATACCAAGGATGGTGGAACTTCGGTCAAGTGTGCTTATACACCTGTTCGTGTCGTGTGTTCAAACACACTGCGGTCAGGTCTAAAGCAAGCGACCATCGCCATCAACATCCAGCATATCACTGGGGCAAAAGACCAACTGGCAGCAAGGGTTAACCTGATTGCCAAAGCACAGAAGGCTATTGATGAAACAACGATGGTCTTCAGGCAGTTGGCGAATGCCAAGGTAACTACCAAGCAGGCTGAGTTGATGTTCGACCAAGTTTACCCTCTTCCTAAAACCCCGGAAGATATGGCACTGGTCGATTACTCGCAGGAAGACCTTGGTGCACTTTTGTTCAAGGGTGTGCAAGACTCCATGTATGCCTACAACTTCTATACCAAGCAAGCCCAAGACCTTCGGGCAGGGGCAAGCGAGTTGTACGAGAAGTTGAACGACGAGTATCCTAATCTCGCCGGAAGTGCTTGGCATGTGTGGAATGCTATCGTGGAGTCTGCTGACTTCCGTGATGGTGGACGAAGCCCTGAAATTTCTTCCTTGTTTGGAGCAAGGGCTCGTGAGAAGGCGACTGCTTTCAAACTCGCGACCCAGTTCATTAAGAAATAAGAGTTAAACTACCCCAGTGCTCGTAAGTCCAAAACCTGAAGCACATTACCCCTTCATGGCGACAACCTTACGAGCACAATGGGTCGTTCAACCCGAATGGAGGTTTACATGAGTTACGCAGATGTCAAAAGTTTCAAACCCTATTATCACATCATGCTATTCGCACACGGGTTTGAGTCTATTGACTTTGAGGCTCATGAGGTCGATGAAATCCAGTCTACCGTTGCTGGCATAGTTCAGAACTATCGCATAGCAAGGGAGGAATGGATAGCAGGAAAGATATTCGACATCGATACGAATGAGTTGGTTGGCACTGTTGTTTATCCAACCGGCAAGGTCTTAGACATGGCAGGCAACCCTGTCAAGTATGGATGGAAGATGATTAGGGACTTGGATTGAACTACGCATTTGCAGCCAAGGAGACTTGACTGCAAGCAGGGTCGTTCAACCCGAATGGAGGTAAAATGATAGATAATCAAACTCGAAAAGATATTCTTGCAGCAAGAGTACTAATCCTTCAAAAGCAGGGTTGGATTTTACTCAATCAAGCAGACTTCTCTGCCCAGTTAAGATTGCCTAAAGGAAATCCTAATGGGTGTTTGCTTTTCTTCCTGCTTATCCTTGCAGTCCTTCCAGCAGTGATATACCTGATACTCTGGTCTATGAAGAAGGAGGATGTTATAACTCTTGCGGTCGATGAGACCGGTCAAGTAAGTATGATACGAAATTAATCCCAAACCTTGTTCCTCCCCTTCTCTGGGGTTGGGACGGTTTGGGTTCGCCTCCAGGCTCAAACATTCCTGACCCCAACGAAGTGGAGGAACACATTCAATAGAAGGAGAAATGTATGGCAGAGACCAAGGAAGAAATCATGGCGAAAATGAACAAAGCAGCGAGTGATGCAGAAGCCGAGTTCAAAACCACATGGACCGGTAAGCAGGTCGCAGAGTGGATGAAGAAATGGTATATGCAAGCAGGGTATAAGCGATTGTGCAAAATCCTGCTCGCCCAGTACAAATAAAAGAAAAACCCCCGGGACTGTTCAAGGTCTCGGGGGTTTTTTATTGCCTGTTCGTAAACTACCCACCAGGAGTAGACGAGGTGGAGGTCGTAGTAGTCTCGGTCGTCGTTGCTCTGGTCTGAATTTCCGTCACTTTTGCTTGCGCCATTGCAGATAGTTTTATAACGAGGTCAAGGACAGTATGCCAGAACCTCGAACCTGCAGCGGATAGTAATCCCATCATAACAAAACCTACCCATGCCGGAACGACAAGAAATGGCAGGTAGACAATGAGATTAAAGTTGAAGGCAAAAGCAAGACCAACACCGATTGCAAGACTTGCAAGGATATTAGCAGATGTCCTCCACTGTTCATTGGCAATCTTGGCAAATGCGGGTTTCAACATTTCCAATGCCGCTTCGACCATGGTTGCCAGCAAAATTAAAACTGTTATTGCGGAAGGTATATTCATTTCACTCCTTTTAGAATATCTTGACCAAGTGCAGCAACCAGATGATTGCCGCTATAATCAAGATTGCGTATAAGACCCATTTTATATTCGCGAATGGGGCAGGAAGGGGCAGGATGCTGATGAGGTACCAGATTAGGCAGAACACCAGAATAGCGATAAGCAGGGTGATTAATATTGACATTTTATTTTTCCTCGTCGAATGGGTACAGTTTTTTCCTTGCGGGAATAACTGTTTGAGAGGTCACAGTGGCTGTAGCAGTAATGGGTTTTATCTGGACCTCGGCAATTTGCGGTGGAGTGCTTGTCCTGAAGTGTACGATTATCTCATAGTCTTTTTCAATCTCCACTGCCTCCAGTCTTTTTTCTAGGTTGTCAATTTTCTTAACATACTCCTCATTCTGCTTTGCAAGAATGCTCTGGGAGTTTGACAGACTTTGAATTGTTGCACCATTCATCGACTGTCTTTCTACGGGTGCTTTCCGCCATAATAGGATAACACCTGCTAAAGAGGATATGGCTAGAATTATTGGGAGAACTTTCAAAAAATTATCCATGCTACTCTGCTCCTCCGTACTTTCTTAGAACTATGTCGACTGCAACGGGTGCAAGAAAGAACAGAGACACCATTGGTCTGACAAAGTCGCTGTATTCCCATATCTCACCTACCTCATGTGGTCCAGGCAGAGGTAGCCAGCCAGTCAACACTGCAACGTAGACCAGAACATTATACAGGATTGTCAATCCCACCAAGGTGTAAACAGTTTGTCGAATGGGTGCTTTCAACCAATAGCGATGGAATGCTTGAACAAACATATATACACTTGCTCCCAGCCCGATGAGCGCATTGATTGTTATATTCAGCAAGTTGATATTCATAGAACTCCCTAAGCAGGTTGCAAGAATTTGAATGTGACCCAAGTATTATTGGTCAGTTGTACATAAGTATTCACTACGGTCAATGGGGTTTTTATCTGCAATACATCACCTACCTTTGCGGTCGTCAAGAGTGCATAAGCGGTTGATGGTCCTGACCGAATATTGCAGGGGGTAATTACTCGATACGGTAGGGAAGGAGGAAGAACTACCGGAGGTAATATACCCCCTGCAAGTTTCGCCAAAGCAGTCTGGTCACCGCTGAAAAAGTTATGGTCGACCTGAAGACTTTGACATCCATACTTTTGACCATCTGCTCGGTCAGTGTTCTGCCAGAACAACCAGTTGGTCCAGGGCTTAGGTACTCGAACGATAAACTGGAAGGCTGTGTACCAAGGCAACCAGAGTGGATACTTTGCCCACTTAGGGTCGTTCGAACCCCAGTCATTCCAGTAGTAATACCCGACATAGACCATGGGAGTTTTACCCAGGGCTTGTTCTACATATTGTATGAAGTTCCAGGCACGTGTGGAAACATCGGTTGCCCTCATCCCTGCGAACGGCTTCATCTCTAGGTCCAAGCAGGGTGGAAGTTCCCCAGGGTCAGGTCGCAGGAAGTCGCAGAACATTCTTGCTTGTGACAACCAGTCAAGACCCCAGTCGAGGTAATGATAACCGCCACGAGGCATAAAGCCTTTGGCACCGTTCCAAGTCTCTTGGAACCGTTGGTCCATTCCCCACTGACTGACCTTGACATAAAGAAAAGTAGAACCTGCGGTAACCGCTTTTATCGGGTCTAACTTTCCTTCCCACTTGCTCGTATCAATTCCTTCAAGCATGGTAATCTCCTTATGAAAAGATTATTTTCGGATAACCGGAAGCCGGAACTGGCGGAATAAAATATCCAGAATAAGTGAAAGTATGGATTGTGTATCCACCAGAGTGGGTGATTGTGCCACCTGTGCCGTCTGTAAATAAACTAGATAAATATCTTATGATAACAACTCCGGCACTTCCCGCACCACCATCTTGATTATTATAATCACCGCCGCCACCACCTGCCCCATAATTTGCTGTTCCTGCACCGGCGGGTGAAGCGGTTAGTGCACCCTGTCCTCCACCATTCGCTCCACCTGCTCCTCGAGTTTGAGTTGCGCCATCACCACCACCTCCTGCTCCGTATTTTATACTTGCCCCACTATAATCACAGGCAAGCCCATCACCACCATTACCACCATGGTTCGCACTTGCCGCACCACCGTTAGCACCTGCCCCACCTGCACCCCCACAATAGATACTAGAAGGCGCACCGCCTACATGTGTAAGGTCTCCGCACCCACCACCAACACCTGTATTATATAAACCACCCCCACCCCCACCAGCAGAAAGTGCACCAACAATGGAAGCGCCACCAGAAAGTCCGTTAGTGTTGAGTGTTGCTTTTGGTATGCCTGTACTCCCACCCCCAACGGTGACAAGAACAGGTGCATCAAATGATGTTGCAGGAGCAATGTTTACTGCACCACCACCACCACCCGCACCAAGATAAGTATCCGTCTTGCCAATATTTCCAGAACCTCCACCACCAACAAGCACAATGTCCTGAAGTACGGCAGCAGTTGCAGCGGGCAACGGTGCATAAGGCACATTCATCGGAACAAAATTAGAAGTCCATCTTGCCAAACCCTTAATATATCTAAACTCTGCTATCCACCCATTCCAATAAAACCCGTTATAAATTCCCGGTCGACCAATAGATACAGCGGTAGCAACATCATTGGCTGTCAATCCTGTCACACTACCAACTCCATCGAGAAGTCCATCAATATATTGTTTGATGCTGTTGCCATTTCTAACAATGGCTAGATGGTGCCAAGTAGTTGTGTCTGTAATTGTTCTAGTAGAAAGAACTGAAACAGCAGATGCGCTTTGGTTGAACTGAAACAGCACTGTATTGTTTGCCTGTATTTCCCATGACCACGCACCACTGGCATAAGTAGCATAATCACATTGTCCACCGATGTGGTTCCTGCTACCCGTGGCATTGCGTCTTGTCCAACAATCAAATGTGAAGTCACCATTCCCCAATGTAAAATCTGTATGGTCTGGGGTATCTATATAATCATCCGTCCCATCGAACAAAGCACAAGAACTACCAAATTTATACTGCGCCGTATCTATCTGCGCATGGTTACGGGCTGTCCATACTTTACCACTTTCGTCCGTAAAAGTGGTTGAAGCATCTGCCCCGATGAAATGATGCAATACTTTGGTTTCAGTGGTATCAACAGCCATTTTATCTCCTATGGTAAACCAAATTCCAGAGTAATAACAGCGTATGTTACCCCTGTTCCTGCAGCAACTGTTTCAATATTGATTACGTTCCCAGTTGCAACTTCATCATGGGCAGTATCTATAACTGCAGGAGCAGCGGCGGTGTTTGAGTCATATTCACTTGCATCAATGGTAAGATTAGTCGAAAGCATGTTCTGTGTTCCATTTTGAACAGAGAACTGCGGAACACCAGATGATGAAGCCCCTGACGACCCATCAAGACCACAGTTGGCATGAACCGAAGTCAGATTCATTCCGTTCATTGCCGCAGGTATAACAAACTTTGCACGATGACTGGTCGTCAAAGCCGATGGTCCGTTCAAATCAATTGTGACAATCTTAACATTGGTCGGGGTTGTCAGTCCAGAAATCAATGTATCAATCAGGTCTATGATTTGCGCTTCGGTCGGATGGTCACCTGTATTAAAATATCCCTTAAGGACTGCAGCGGTTTGAACTGTCATTGTTTACCTCATTCCCTGTACATTGGTAACTCGCGGGTATCTTGCGCAACCTTCAAAGACAAGCATACACGGACCTGCCTGTCCATAATCAGCTTTCTGTACTTCATACCAACGATAAGTATCTCCAGCAGCAACGGCAGTCAATAGAACAATATCAGCCGTGCCCGCATACCCTGTATATGTATGTTCCGTCAATTTAGTTTCAGTAAAAGTGAACCAGTCGCCAATATTTGTCCAACCCATAATGTTCATGGTAAGGTCACCAGGTTTGCTATCAAGAGTGTGGTCTGGTGAGTTGACATAAGCATCACCATAGTAAGTGGGACCTTCCATATCTCTTAATGACCTTACATTGCTGACCGTAAAAACAGCAAGACTAGCGGTCTTCTGCCAACTCCAAGTCATTAGAACAGTCTTGACACCTGTATCTGTATCCGGAACCACGTAGTAAAATGCGGACCATCTTTCATTACCTACATATGTCGAATTATCTCTGAAGATAATTTCCATTGCGTGCCCATCATAAGTAGGAGTAGGAGTATAATGACCTGTCGTTCCGACACCCTGCATCAAATAGGCTATAACAATCCGGTGGTCCTTTCCAGCAGGCAGGGTAACATCAACCGAGATACCCGTATCCCAATACACGTCTGCCCAAACTATATTATTATCGTAGATTGCTTGACTCATAATATACCTACGGTAAAGCAAACTCTAAAGTGACTTCAAGATAAGTTACTCCTGTACCTGACACAGGAATTTCAACCCAGATAATATCTCCTGTCGCAACTCCATCATGAGCAGTGTCTATCACTGCCGGGACTGCAGCAGTATTGCTATCATATTCTCCTGCATCAATCGTCAGGTTGGTCGAGAGCATATTGACCGTACCATTTTGTACGGAAATTTCTGGCACTCCTGAGGATGAAGCACCTGATGCACCATTGAGACCGCAGTTCGCATGGGCTCCGACCAAGTTCATTCCATTCATTACTGAAGGAATTCTATACTTTGCTTTTGCAGTAACTGACAAAGCATCAGACCCGTTCATCTCGAAGGACACAATCCAGTTGGAGTGCAGGATGGTATTAATATCCGTGCGACAAGCATCAACTCCATTCTCCAGGTTGTTAAGGTTCGCGGCATTCAGTGGGGTTCCAGGAGTCGTGACACTGGTCGATAAAGCAATCTGCATAGTGGACTTGAATGCAGCCCCAGCATTCTCTTTTATATCGAACCGCTCAGCACCCGCCAAAACTTCATCGACCCAAACTGTCTTTGTGTATGTTGTCATTATGACTCCTAACTTATATAGAACGAACCGACCTTAGAAGACCCTACAACCCAGGGACCATCTTTTACCGCACCTACAATTTCTACATCTGCAGTAAACCCATTGGCAAGGTCGACCGCCATCTTCTCAACTATCCCATCAATTGCATAATCATAGAAGGTGTCAATATAAACTTCACTACCCACTGCCGCAACAGGTTCCCGCAGTTTGGTGGTTTGTTTATACCTCTGTTGGAAATAATCAAACACTGCAGCAAGAATATCTTGAGCATTTGAACTACTGACCAAGGTCGCATCAGTTATTTGTTTGACGTTCTGTACTGCATTATCTGGTAACCCGCCTACATAAAAACTCAGGACCTTGGTCGTATCATCATACCCTTGACCTGATAATGTCACTGACCCACCAGTCGAATTAACAATTGCATAATTTGCACCACTGGAACTGATTGTCCCTGCTCCTGATATACTCAGGTCGTGCATCGGACCTTGGAAATAAATCGTCGTCAACCCCACAGGGAGCGTACCTTCATATAATTTCTGTGGGGTTGTATTTACCACGTAAGTATGTTGGGTCAGTTCCATGCCGGTCACGAATGGCAGGAGTGTCAGGTTCGTATCATCTCCTTCTTCCTCTGAAGTAATCTCGATTACTGGGACAACTCCAGACCAGACCGCAGGTCTCCAACGATGTTGCCAGTTCCTTGACTGACCCGCCCCTGAGATACCTGACCCAGAACCCTGAGCGACCGTACCACTTGCCAACTGTCTGCCTATCTTCAAAGTCCCATTCTGCCGAGAAGTAATCACATAAGCCCCGGCAGCGAATGCAATCTGTTGAACCGCTTGCCTTACTGTGCAGATAGGTATCCAACCTGTCAATGGGAATGTATCGAAATAAATATCAATTGAGTATGCAATGCCCAATGGGTCAAGTAAACTCTTTAGCAGGGTGGTTGCATAAGTTGGCGTCAGGTATAATCCACCAAGGCAAGGATACATATCAAGTAACCCAAGGACATCCACACAATGAAGGTTGACCGTGTTGTTATCAGGATTTTCCCAAGTGTCCAAGAAGTATTGCCCGATTAAAACTTCGCCGAGTTCAGTCGTCTCATGAACTGTTACCGGGGTTTTACGTTGAAGCAACAAGTAATCTCCAGCAGGATTTACTAATGAAAAATCTTCATCATCCGAGTGAATGGTCAGGTCTAAAGTGTTGATAGGCAAGGTCAAGGTAAGAGGACTGAACTCTTCTACTAAGTCGGCAGAAACAATATCTGCTCCTGTAAAAGTCGTCGACCCAAAAGTAACGGAAGGAATAATATTGGTCATGGTGTTGCAGCCGGTTGTTGAGCAATAAAGTTGACGGTCAAGTTCTTCCAGTAATTTACACTTGCTTCTCTTCGCATCTCATCACCAACATTCGCAAAGTAAGCAGTGAATGTGTAAGGAGTTGTTGACTCATCTGGAACTGTTACAGTATGATATTCGGTCGCCTCTGAAAGTTTATCCCATAAAGCACGGTAGGTAGTGAGTTGTGCAGAAGTATGTGGAGACCCGAATTTCAGGGTGTAGTTAAAATAAACTCCGATAAGTTTCCGGTGTAACTTACCGTCCAAAGTCCTTTGAGCATATCGGTCAAGGAAGTCGGCTTTACGAGTGAGAGATATAATCGGCAGGTTGTAAGTTACCCCGTCTATAATTATCATGACACACCTCGAATTAAGTTTGTCCCCACCCGCATGTTCTCTTTATCGATTGCAGGTTTCATAACACGAACCAATGCCGCCATTGACCCGGTGAAATTGACCGACACTTTCTGGTTGGCAGTCTCTTCTCGAACTATCTGCCTGATTAACTCTTCAGGTGCTTCAACATTAGTACCAGAGGTCTGGTCACCAAGTATTGCCGCAAATGCAGAGTTAGGTGGAATAACTGCACCACCTGCTAACTGTGGCATTGCGTGACCATAGTTCAAGTTTGTTGCTCCTGAAACAGTGAAGGCGGGCATTGGAATACGTCCGATTTGAAAACCAGTAATGATGGGTTTCATGTGAACACCAGGAATTAAATTGACAAGACCTATCATCTCATTCAATCCTGCAATTACTCCGGTAATCATTCCATTGATTACATCTATAATCACATTCACTGCTCCAACAACAATTGCAGCAACGGTGAAGAATATTCCCGTCATTCCTAGTTTCAATCCCTCCCATGCCTTAAGCCAGTTACCTGTAAAGACCCCAGTAATAAACTCTAGAAATCCCCAGAACCAAACAGTCAATCCACCACCTATACCTTTGATGGTCTCAACAACTGTATTGAATATTGCAGCAATAGTATTCCATGCTCCCATAAATCCTGCAACTAAATATGGCCAGAAAAATAAACCCGCTTTTAATATGAGGTTTACAACTGTATTAAAAGCATCCATCATCGGACTGAATGCCGGTCCGAACAATGCAACTCCACCTTTGCGGATGTCTTCCCATAAAGTATACCAAGCAGTTTTCAAAGCAGGGAGTATGGTCTCAGTCCATAATGTATTAAGCCCAGGAACAAATGTTTTATTCCACCAATCCTGTATATCCTGCCAGACTTGACTGAGACTTTCTAGGTCTGTAGTCCACTTGAATTGACCCGCCCCTGGATTTATCTGAGCACCTTGGTCAAGTACATTTATCTGGTCGAATGCCGCTAAAGCACCTTGTGCTCCGGTCATTAAACTGTTTGCAGAACCTGCGACATATTGCCAAGCACCTTTTTGTCCGAGCAATGCAGCAGTGATACGACCAATCAGGTTGAACAACTGCACAAGTAGATTTACAATGTACATAATAGCAGGGGTGATTGCCGTAATAATAGGGGCAAAGGCGGCATAGATTGCCTGCTGAATTCCACCGAACGCATCACTAATTTTCCTGACCTCTCGACTTAGTTGCTGGGAACTGTTCATCGAGGCGGTCATTTGATTAATCAGTTTTACCCCGAAGTCCACAATCGCTCCAGCAATAGCAATGGTCACTGTAAGAATAGTAACGAATATTCCAATAATAAATGCAGCACCCATCGCAACATACATCAGACCCATAACAATGTCCATGACCGCAGGTCCAATTGCATCAACAATCCCTAACAGGGTTTGCATTCCGCCTGCGGCTTTTTGTGCACCTCCTCCACCACTATCGGTCTTGGAGAATGCTTCTTCCATTGACTTACCGACATCTTCAACATCTTTCTTTACATCGTCGGTATTTATTCTTGCATCAATCTCAAGGGTTCCATCAGCCATTTTTCACCTTCAGAGACTGGTTGAATATCGCCTCTGCTTCTCGTTCTTCAATGGTCAGGTTATTATCATCTTCTGGCAGGCCGAATACTTCTTCCATCTCCCTTGCCATGTGTCGTTCTTCTTTCGTTGCTTCACCGGTCTTTATCCGTTTACGAATATTGACCATGCTACAAAAAGCCGTTTCACTACCAAGGTCCATGAACAGTGCAAGAAATTTCCACCAGTGCATGTTCATTTTCTCAAGGTCTATTCCATGGGTCTGACGAAAAGCAGCGAAGATAAAATTGGCGTCCTTTGAAAAGGAATAAACTCTCAGACCCGGTTCTGTAGTGCTTATAACTTCCTTGCCACCATTCAAGAACTTAATTCCCTGCTTCAGTGCTTCTTCAATGTTGGTCGGAATTACAGGGTACATCAACTCAAGCATGATGATGTTCTTCTCATACATCGCTATTTCAGGGTCTTCAAATGCCAGAATGATTTTCAAGCAAGTACGAAAGTCTGTGACAATCTTATAAACCTTGTCACCAACTTTCACCCTAGTAGGAAGTTCATCAACAAGAATATTCATTGCATGATAGTCCGAGGTTTACGACCTTTACCTTTAGCAGGTTGAATTTTAGGAACGTACTTTACGACCTTTTCTTCCCTGGAGGATTTTATGTAAGGAGTGATACCAGAAAAGAACTGCTCGAACGCCCGCAAGACCATTGCATCCCCAAAGCACTTCTGACTTGTACCTGTTCCGAACACTATGTCAATTTGTTCTCGGAGATAACTGCACATGTCGTTTATAAGCACAAGGCTTCCTGGAAGAGTCGACAAATCTTTTTCCCCTTTGCTTTCCAGTTTTAACTTATCTGCTCGTGCATCAAAATCTTTTTTCTTTTCAGCGAAGTCTTGCATGAGTTTATAGAACTTATCCACGAATAAAGTATCTTCAGGGTTGAACTCTATAAACTCTGGTCCTCCGTTTATGAGAAGATGCACAATCCCACTATCGATTACAAGGTTCCTAGTTTCCATGACTTAAACTCCTTCTTTAGTTTGGTCAGGATGCGGCACGAGTAATGTCTATGTGATAGGTCACAACCTCGGTGCCAACTGTTACTTCAATGGTCAGATGATTTACACCGACCGACAATGCAGCACTTCCTGCTTGATTGACAACATCAGTCCCGACCTTCTGCACAATCACTGCACCTGCAGCAGAACAGGTCGAGGTCATTGAAACACTGGTCGTTGCATTCGAGACCGTTCCAGAATAGTATAACTTCTTTTTATCGGTCGCGAACAATGGGGACAAAGTGACCGAGCCAATGACCATGGTCGCAAGGACTGCAAGGTCAGGTTGGGCAACGAACTCAGCAGTGGGTGTCGGATTGAACTGACCGTGAGTTGCATCTCCAATGAAGTTGATGGTATAACTTATCTTTGCCATCCCACCACCATCCCCGCCGAAGTCATCAATCTGAATGGATACAGGTTGTAACTCGGCAGGGTAAAAACCAAGGTGGATATCTTCATATAAGTACACACTTACAATCTCAGTCTCGGTATCGGACAGGACTTCTCGACCGTACCGGAGATTGTCGATGTACTCGAATGCAGGGTCTTCTGATTTTATGGTCATTTCAATCGGCAACTTAGGAGCATAGGACTCCACCGAAATTTCTGCATTCTCTTCCGAAATCCAAGTCTCATTCGCGACCTTTGGATTATATGCAGTTTTCCCGGCAGCAACTCCATCGCCGACCAAAACCCACACTGGAGACTCATGAGTTCCTGTGTTAAGGAAAATCTTATACTTACTTCTGCGGATTGAGGTCGTCATGTTTGCTCCTTACGAAGGTGTGAAGGCACTGGTCGTGGTGTTGAACGTCCCAGCAACTGGAGCACCAATATAGTTGATGGTGTAACTAATCTTCGTAACATTTCCACCATCACCACCAAAGTCATCAATCTGAATTGAGACCGTTTGCTTTTCAGCAGGATAGGCAGTTGGTCCACCTGACTTGTACGCCCAGACGTTCACAATGTCGGTCTCAGCATCCTGCAAGATTGCACGAGCAATCCTGATTGCATCAATGAACTCAAAGACCGCATCACCAACTTTCGCGGTCTGTTCGACCGGCATCTTCGGGGCGTAAGAGTCAACAGTGATTGTTGCACTGTCCATGTTGATATAGGTCTCATTGGTGACCTTCGGGTTATAAGCAATCTTCCCTGCCACAACACCATCACCGATTAGTGAGTAAGTCGCGGATGAAAGTGGAGTGGTATTCAAAAAGGTCTTGACAGAACTGCGCTTGACTTTTGTCGTCATAATTCTCCTTATGGGTCTTGCATGTAGAATAGTCTACACTGTATTTGATAGACACCGGTCTCTGACGCACCTTCTTCATACAAGTATCCAGACCCAGTGGCTTCCAGTTTTACTGCGGTCTTTTTACTTGGCAGGGTTGGCAAACTATCTTTTATATATTCAGACTCCAACCAATCTGAGAATGCTTCGTAAAATCCACTCGACTCCAACCGTTCCAATTCATCTGCTGTACTTTCCATCGATTGAAAAGCGAATGGATAAACTTTGTAAGCACCTTCATTTAAGTATCTTTCAACGACTGCTTCACCTGGTTGTGGAACAATCGAGTAGGCAGTTGGGTCTGTTCCAAGATAGTTGACCCATACAGGGGAATTGGCTTTAAGAGAAGTGTATCCGGCAAGATATTCTTGAAGACCTTCGAGTATAGTTGTAACTGTCATTTCGGTCTCCTTGCCACCATTGCCTTTGCTTGCATAATCAATCTCTTACCGCCTGCTTCCTTCCACCGCACGAACCAGAATGGTCCACGAAGTGGTCCAGTCTCAGACCCTGCTTTTCTTGACATAAAGTATTGTCTGCGAGCGTAAGGTGCAATCCATCGAATAAACCCACTGCCGACATAGGTCCCGAGTATACCTGACATGACAAGCATTCCCGTTCGTAGGGGGATATAAGGTTCGCATTCTCTCAGGATGGTTTCATCAACGAACTTCTGGATTGAGTTGAATGTCGAGTTTATTGAAGGGGCGAACTTTGCATTCCATTCTAACCGTGCTTTTCCATTCTTACCTGCTTTGAATATTCGTCCTCGTGGAGTTTGGATTGCAGGTCGTTCTACGTTCGGTGCTTGGGACAGGCTGATGGTCG